CCTACTCTAAGTTTAAATGGACGAGGGGTTTTTACTGGGGTATTAAGTATTTATGTACCAGACGAATCTGTTGAGACTTATAAAACTGCGAGTGGATGGACTAGGTGGGCTTCAATTATTAAACCGATAAGTGAGAAAGGGAATTGATTATGAAGACAATACAAGAGAATTTAGAATCACTTTAGAATACTAAATCGAGATTAGCAGAAGCTATTGAAAGTAAGGGACAATCTACTACAGGTGTCCCTCTTTCATAGTATTCTACTTTAATAGATAATATATCTTCTACAGGTACAGATTACGTTTATGGAACTGGTTACGTAGACGGAACACTTACAGAGATTGATTTAACAGGATATAACAGTGTTCACGATGGTAGATTTAGTTATTGTCCAATTACCAGTGTCACTATTCCTAAAGAGTGTTATCAGATTAGACTTTAGGCTTTTGAATACTGTTCTCGATTAGAAGAGATAACTATTATAGGTTCACACAGTTTTGGAGAGAATTGCTTCGGTGGTACACAAAGTAGTGATAAAAAGGTTTATACTACAAGTTTGGAAGATTGGCTTAATAGTGAATATATCAATAGTGCAAGTAACCCTATGAACGGAGGAGCAGACCTTTATATTAACGGAACTTTATTAACTGATTTGGTTATACCAGAAGGAACTACTAAAATAACTGATAATTGCTTCACATACTGTGATAGTCTTACATCTGTTAGTTTACCAAGTACTCTTACTTCTATAGGTGAATATTGCTTTAATTACTGTAAAAGCTTACCAAGTATAACAATACCAGATTCAGTTACAAATATTGGAGAAGGTGCTTTTTCTGGCTGTTAGTTTACTGAAATAGTTTTACCAAGTGGTATTACAGAGATTTCTAAGCACTTATTTACGAACTGTTAGTATCTTACTTCTGTAACAATTCCGAATTCAATAACAACCATCGATAATTACGCTTTCCAAGGCTGTAGTGAACTCACCTCAGTGACAATTCCTAATCAGGTAACTACAATCGGTAGGTATGCTTTCTAGAATTGTACGAAACTTACCTCTATAACTTGTTTGGCTGTAACACCTCCATCTATTTAGTCAAACACTTTTTATTAGACTACTTTAGAAGCTATTTATGTACCTGCTGAATCGGTGGAAGCCTATAAAACAGCATCTAATTGGTCAACGTTTGCTAATATTATACAAGCAATACCTTAATAAGATAAATAATAGTTTACGTAATTAATTTCGGATATTAGTTGAAATATGAAAGAAATTAGAAACAACAATTTAGAGGTTAGAGCAATCACACCAGAATCTAGACGTGTTGAAGGCTACGCTTTAGTATTTGATTCTGAGTCTAAAGACTTAGGTGGTTTCGTTGAGAAAATCGATCGTAGAGCCTTAGACGGTGTGATTGAGAAATCAGACGTTCTTTGTTTACTAAATCATAACGAGGATAGAGGAGTTTTAGCAAGAAGTAACAAAGGAGAAGGAAGTCTGGAACTAATAGTAGATGATAAAGGATTACTTTACAGATTTGACGCACCGAATACAGCGTTAGGAGACGAATTACTGGAAGGTATTAGAAGAGGAGATATTACTACAAGTTCTTTTGCTTTCGTATGTAATAGTGATAATTGGGAGAAGAGAAGTGACGGTTCTTATTTAAGAACAATCAATTCTATAGGTCAATTATTCGACGTTTCCCCCGTATATCGCGCTGCATATAGTGCTACTTCTGTAGATACAAGAGGTCTTGATGAAGCAAAGGCTGTAGAGCAGAAAGAGATTTAGAATTATTACAAAGAATTAAGAGAAAGTTTAGTATGAGTTCACTAGAATTAATTGACAAAAGAGAACAGCTTAAATTAAAAGCTGAATCTATTTTAAATAGTGCGGAAAAAGAATCAAGAAAGCTAAACGATGAAGAACAAAGTGAATTTGTTTCTATTAAGAATCAGATAGCAGAAGTAGATGAAGAAATAAGAAAGTTAGATCAAGAATTAAACAAACAAGAAACTAAAGAAGTTAGAAAAACTATGAAATTTTCCCTTTTAAAAGCTATTAACGATATAGCAAATAACAGACAACTTGACGAAAGATGTCAGCAAGTTGTAAACGAAGGTATGCAAGAGATGAGAAAAGCTGGTCAGAACTACAGTGGACAGATTGTTTTACCAGTTGAAGAAAGAGCAGATGTACAAGCTACAGTTGCAACACAAGGTCAAGAAGTTGTTGCTGAAGATAAACTGAATATCTTAGAGCCTCTTCGTAATAGACTGGTACTCACAGCAGCTGGTGCTACTTATATGACTGGTTTGGTAGGTGATATTTCGATTCCTACTTATACAGGAAGTACTGTTGGTTGGAAAGGCGAAATTGCTGCTGCTGATGACGGAGCAGGTACTTTTGGAGAAGTAAATCTCTCGCCGAAACGTCTTACCGCTTATCTTGATATTTCTAAGCAGTTCTTAATCCAAGATTCTGCAAGTGCTGAAGAGATGTTAAGAGCTGATATAGTAAGAGCTTTAGCTGATAAACTTGAAGCTACTATCTTAGGAAGTGAAGCTGGTTCAGCTACTCAACCTGCTGGTATTTTCAACGGAGCTGATTCTGCTACTCTTACTTACGAAGGAACTGTAGATATGGAGAAGACTCTTGAGGAAAATAAGGTATATGGAAACTTCCACTATATCGTATCTCCTGCTTACAAAGCAGAATTAAGAAAATCTAAAGAAGACGCTGGAAGTGGTCAGTTTGTTTGGGAAAACAACGAAATTAACGGTATCCCAGCTCTTTCTACTGGCAATTGTAAAGGTATCGTCTTAGGTAGATTCGAAGATTACGTTATCGCTCAGTGGGGTGGTATTGATTTAACTGTCGATCCTTATTCACAGGCTACTAACGGTAAGATTCGTCTGGTTATCAACGCTTACTTTGATGCTAAACCTAGACGTCCTGAATCTTTCGTTGCACTCGTGTAATCTAGTCTATTTAAATTGAAAAGCTATGAACTATTTGAATTTGGATTTAGTAAAGAAACATCTTCAAGTAGACGAAAACTTTACTGAAGATGATGAATATATCTTATCTTTGATGGATGTAGCAGAAAATTCTATTTCCCAGCACTTAGACATAGCTTTGGATGAGTTAGCAGAGGATGGTGAATTGCCATCCTCTATTACTCACGCTATGTATCTGATGATTGGTAACTTATATGCCAATAGAGAACCTGTCTATTACGGATAGATTGTTAAGATTCCTTATACTTACGAGTATTTGGTTGGACTTTATAAACACTATTATATACCTTAATATATGCAAGCTGGAAGATTAAGATACCCGATAGAAATCTAGAAACCAGTAATTGATAGGACGGATTCGGGAGCTAATAAGAAGCCAACTTGGGAGACAGTTATCTATACAAGAGCGAACGTTACTTATCATTCTGGAAATAGGATTAACGAGAATCAAGAGGTTATTTACGATTATGAAGTAGATTTTACTATAAGATTCTATCACGAAGTAGATGAATATATGAGAATTTTCTGGAACGGAAGACAATACAGAATACTCTCTATAGAAAAGAACCTGTATAAGCAAAGTCAGCTTATTAGAACGGAAGAAGTTAATGAATAAATTATTTGATTGTACTAGTGACGATATAAGAGCTGCTATTGCTAAAGCTCTGAGAAAAGGAGCTAACGTATTAGTAAAGAGAGTAAGAGCCAATCTTAAATCTACTGGAATAAAGGTCGATAACGATATGAAAAAAGGTGTTAAGTCTAAAGTAGACAAGACCTATTTAGAAGCAAAGGTTCATATTATGGGAGATTATCGACTGAAGTGGGTTGAAAAAGGAACTAAAGAACGTTACCTTAAAAAGAAAACCAATAAATTTGGGGATAAGATTAGACGAGGAAAGATGCCAAAAGAAGGAGGTAAATATTTCTTTAAAAATTCTCTTACTAACCTTACTGACGTAGAAGAAGCTATTGATTCAACACTAGACAATTTTGTTGATAAATTATGAGTCACTTAAGAGCCAGTACAGCTGTTTACAGCATACTTAGTCAGTATAAAGATTTGACTGATTTAGTTGGTAATAGACTCTTTCCTATAATAGCTGATGAAGGAACGGATTTTCCGTTTGTAGTATATAGACGTTTAGGGTTATCGGAAACACCAAAATATTTTAATAAAGATTTGGCTTCAACAGGTGGTGAAGCAGTAGTAGAACTTATGGTAGTTTCAAACGATTATGACGAGTCTATAGAAGTTGCGGAACAAGTAGTAAACGCTTTACAAGGAAAGAGAGGAAAACTAAAAGACGGAACTGTTATTAGTCAAATTAAGTTAGAAGATTCGGATGAAGATTGGATAGATAATTCTTTTGTTTAGAGATTGACTTTTAAAATAAGTCTATAAATTAACCTTAAAAATAAATAAAATATATGGCAACTATTAAAGGTGGAGACCTTATGTTATTTATGAACGGCAAGTCAATTGCCTACGCAACTAATCACACTTTAAATATTAGTGCAGAAACTGTAGATACTTCAAATAAAGATATTGGTGCTGGTGTATGGCAGAGTCAAGAAATTGGTATCTTGTCTTGGACTGGTACTTCTGAAAACCTATACGCAATAGATTCTACTGGAGATTCTGAAAGCGGAAAGATTGGTAACACTTACGAGACACTGTTTGACGCTATGGTAGCGAAGACACCTGTCGATATTGTATTAGCTACTGAAGGTAATTCAGCTAACTTCGCAGACGGAAAGATTACTAACGTCTATACTGATGAGAAGACTTCGGCTACTGGATATTGGACAGCTGGTTCTCCTTCTTACGAAGGTAAAGCTATTATCACTTCTCTTGAGCTTAACGCTCCTAACGGAGAAGACGCTACTTTCTCAGTAGAGTTTACTGGTCACGGACCTCTCAATAAAGTTAAAAACTGATTTATTAACTCATAATACCCTTGTACCCCACAAAGAATAGGGTATAAGGGTATTTTTAATTTAAATAAGACTATGATTACAATTAACGGAAAAGAATACAAAGTGAAATATACAATAAGAGCTTTATTTATATTTGAACAAATCACTGGAAAGGCTTTCAGTGTAACTACTTTACTAGACAATTATTTATTCTTCTACTCTATGTTACTTGCTAATAACGAAGACGTATTAGGTTGGGAAGAATTTTTAGACGCTTTAGATAATGATCCCTCACTTCTTGAACAATTACAAAACGTTACTTTATCAGCTAACGCTAAAGACGATTTGTTCGAGCAAGAAACACCAAGTGGTGAAAAAAAAAGTTAAGCATATCTGAACTATACGCAATACTTATTTTACGTTACCACTTAGACCCCTCTTACGTTTTAGATTAGATGGAGATGTATGAAGTAAGAGTTATTATGAAATACGGACATCTTGCAATAAGTGACGGTTGGGAACAAGCAAGACTAATCGCTTATGTAATAACCCAAGTTAATAGTAAGAAGAAAAGAAAGATAAACGAATTTATTGAATTTGATTGGGAGAAGCCAGAGAAAGGAGATACTTCTATATCTAAGGCTGATATTAGAAGACTTAAGAAGAAAGCTCAGGCTTATCTTGATAGTAAAAAATCTACAAATGAGTGATTACGTAAAACGATTTACAGGTAAAGATGATTTATCACCTGTACTTGAAGAAATAAACGAGAACTTCGATCAGATGGATAGAAAGACCTAGTTCTTGAATGATTTAGATAAGAAATTCAAAAAGATAAACGGTTCAGCAGCACCGCTTAAAAGACAGCTTAGAGACTTAACAGAGTCTCTAGGCTAGTTTAATTTTAATAATATAGAAGGTATGTCTGGAAAATTCTTAGAAATTGCCAAATACGCTGGTGAAGCAAAGGATTCTATGGATGATGCCAGACAAGTTATTGCATACTTTGCAGACGATAATCGAAAACTTAACGCTGCTATCCAAGGAGTACAAGGAGCTGTCGGTGCAATATCTGCTTACAAAGGAGTAATCGGTTTATTGGGAATAGAAAGTAAATCAGCTGAAAACGCTATGAGAGATCTTTCTCACGCTATGATGGCACTTAACGGACTCCAATAGGTAGCTAACGCTTTAAATAAAGATAGTAGATTAGTAACCGCTGCAAGAATAGTCCAACTTAGGGCACAGGCTGCTGCTACAAGGATGGCTACTGCTGCAACTGTTGAAGGCACTGTTGCAACTAAGGCTGCCACTATTGCCCAAAGAGCCTTTAATTTAGTTGCCAAAGCTAATCCTTATGTCTTAATAGCTACTGCTGCTGTTGCTGCTGTTGGTGCTATTTATGGACTTACTAAAGCCTTTAATTCTAATAAGTAGGCTCTTGAAGAATAGAAGGCTATTGAAGAGGCTGTAGCAAGGGAAAGACAAGAAGCAAGTAGAACTTATGCAGACCTTATTACTAAATATAATACTCTTAAAGAGGCTTGGAAGAAACTAAGGACTGAAGGAGAAAAGAGACAATTCTGGAAAGATAATAAGTCTGATATAGAAAAATTAAATCCTTCTATTAAGACTCTTAACGATTTAGAAAATATGTTCGTTAATAACACTCAAAGTGTTGTAGACGGATTTAAGAAGAGAGCATAGGCTATGGCTGCTAATACTCGTATGTAGGAAGAGTATTCCAAGTAGTTTGAATTACAACTTAAGAAGGAAGCCAAGCAACGAGAAATTGCTAATCTTAAAGCTACTAATAAGTCAAAGAGGATGGTAGGTGGTAGTAGTATTGGTGCTGCTGCAACTATCAATTACAATACGAACGACGGACTTATTAAGAAAGCGGAAAGCGAACTTCAAGAGTTTAATAAGAGTATTGCTAAATCCCAGAAGAGAATTGACTATTTCGATAAGAAGATTAAGGATTTAGGAGGAACTGGAAACCTTGCTGCTAATAGTATCAATAACTTTAATAACACTCTTAATAAAACCACTTCTAAGAATATCGATTCTAAAGTAGAAGTTGAATTTGTCGCAGATGCCAATTCTTTAAAAGATTTACAATAGAAGCTATCTGGACTTGATGAAATCTTAATAAAACATATTGACTTTGACGCTCATACTCTTAATAAAGCAGAGAAAGAACTTATTGAAGCTCTTACACCAGACGGAATTGAGGTTAAGTTTGATAGAAGAAGTCTTCTTGATTTAAAGAGAACTCTTAATAAGCAAATCAGTCAAGTTAAACTTGAAACTATTGACGCTTCTACACTTGTAGGAGGTCTTGATTATCTTAATCAATCTATAAACTACGTTGATAATTTTGACCTTAGTACTAAAGAGCTTGAAGATATAGAAGAAAGACAGTTAGAAGTTTCAAGACGTATTCTTAATTAGATTATAGCTTTACCAACTGATACTGATGAATAGAAGCAATTAAGAGATAACTACTTCAATACTCTTAAAGGACTTAACGGAAGAACTATCAATACGTCTGAACAATCTTCTATTGAGTTTAATAAATTCAACGATTTGTTTGGTAAACTAAACGAGTGGTTTGAAAATAACTTTACTGAAGATAGAGACGTTTCTGGAGAGTTAATTAAGGTATTAAAAGAAGGTAGTGCAGTTACTGCTAAAGAAATAAATAGTAGACTTGGAGACGCTAAAGAATTAGAAAAGTTCTTTATTCAAAACTTCTCTCACTTAAATATAACTGATACAAATACTGGTGAAAGATACTTACTTGAAAAGGTAGAAGAAATCTTGAATACTTTGGAAGGATACGATAAGTATAATTCAAAGGTTCTTGGTTCTAATACTGGTAGATACTATACCAACGAAAGTAATCTTGACGTTGAAATATCTTCAACTACTAAAGAGTTTGAAAAGACTCTTGATATTCTATCAAATAGACTAAAGAACGGTACTATAGATATAAATCAGTTCTTTGAGTCTTGGGATAAGATGTATGAAGGTATTAGAAAGTATGAACAAGATATGTTTGTTAAAACAGGTAAATAGATTCATATAGAATTACCTGCACAATCTGCTGAACAAGTTTTAAGAGACTTTGAGATGAAGTAGATTGAACAGATGAGAGCAGAAGTAGAAATAGGTGTAGTCCCAGAAGCTGACTTTGTTAAGTTTGTTAGATAGATCAATAACGATTTGAAAGATTTAAATATTGACCCTATTCAAATAAATATAACTAGTGATTTTGAGAAAGACGCTACTAGAATAGCTTCAGAATTTAATACTGTTTTCTTTAATCAAATTTCAGCTATTGACGGAGTTGTTAACGCTATGGAGAATCTACATACTGTTACTGATGACCAAGCCAATAGTTGGGAAAAGTTTATGTCTATAATAAGAGTAGCCGAATCACTACTTGCTACTTATCAAACAGTTTCTACTTTAGTATCTGCTGTTGAAACAGCTGGTATCTTAGGTAAAAAGAAACTTGCTGATGAAACAGTCAGACAAGCTGCTGCACAAGGTGCTTTGGCTTCAGAAGCTCCAGCTGTTGTGGCTGCTAATACTGCAATTGCTACTTCAAATACTGCTACTGCTGTTACTACGAAAGCTGCTGCTGATGGATTACTTAGCGAGGCTGCTGCTGCTATATTCGCTGCACACGCTGCTATACCTTTCGCTGGTGTCGGAATTGCTAGCGGTCTGATTACACAGATGTTAGCAAGTATGGCTGCTTTCAAAGCTGCTATTGCAGGTTTAAGTGCTTTCGCAAACGGTGGTATAGTCGGAGGTAGTAACTATAGAGGTGATAGAGTCTTAATAAGAGCCAATTCTGGAGAGATGATTCTTAATAAGAAACAACAAGCAAATCTATTTAACGCTTTAGATAAAGGTGAGCTTGGAGGTGGCGGAGTTGTCGATTTCGTACTTAGAGGTTCTGACTTATATGGTTCTATGAGAAACTATAGTAAGACTGTGGCAAAAACTGGTAAAATAACTGGTATACGATGAGAATATATGGAGACTTTAGGGATATTAACGAGAATTTAATATCTGTAGAAATAACTAGCAACAAAGGTGACGAAGAGATTGAAATCGGGAGTGATAATCTATTCTTTGGAGATCCCCCTGTTATTATCAAACAAACTGTTGACGATACCTTTGAGACAATTATAAGAAAATCAGCTACTATAAACTTTGTTACTAAGTCTTACTTAGGAGAGTAGCTGTTTTCTTATAACGCTAGAGATATTCAGATTAAAATAACAAAAGGTGACGAGTGTCTATTCTGGGGTTTTGTTGACCCGAATACCTTTAATCAACCTTTTATTTGCTTAGATGAATTTAGTATAACAGCTTTAGATTTCTTAAGTACTATTCAATACTTTAATTATAAGAACACTACTGTTAATACTTATGATACGAGAAAAGCTGTTGCTGATAACGTATCTTTTAAAGACATACTTGATGGAATTTTGCCTGCTGGACATAACGTCTATTACGATTTATCAAAAGGATTAACAAGTTCCAGATTACAATATATTTTTGAGGATTTAGGAGTAAACGAATTAGTTATGTTTGATGATGATGCCGATAGTATTTGGACTCAAGAAGAGGTACTTCATAACTTACTTCTTTATCTTAATTTACATATAATCCAAGAAGGAGAAGATTTCTATATCTTCGATTGGAATAGTATTAAGAATAAGAATACTAGTTGGTTTAATCTTACTACTAATAGTGCTACTACTATACCTGTTAATAGTGTGACTATTAATCAAGATACTTTTGCTAAAAGAGATACTAATCTTACTATAGGTGACGTATATAATCAAATCAGTATTAATTGTGACCTTAATTCGTTAGATACTGTTATTGAATCTCCTTTAGATAATAATAGCTTAAGTAGCTTATATAGTGGAAAGCAACTCTATATGACAGAGTATATTTCAGAAGGTTCTGGAGACAACGCTAATAACGCTTTCAATCAATTAGTAAAAGGTCAGAATACTAATTATGAAAATTGTAAAACTACTAATTGGTTCGTACAAGTTATGACTAATCCGAAGTGGAAACTTAACGCGGGTAACGGAGTTATTGAAGACTTGTATGAGAAAGATAGTCAAGGTAACTATATAAATCAGTGGAAGATTCCTAAATACCTTAGAGATAATACCTGTACTCCAGCTCTTTTAAGATTTGGTAGTTATGATAAAGCAGGTGGCGAGATAAAAGATAATTCTCCAGTTTCTAAGATAGATATGAAAGATTACTTATTTATCTCAGTAAACGGAAACGAAGATGATACCGAATCTGGACACTTACCTGCTGATTCTACTTTACAAAGTAAGTCACCTATTATAGAGTATGAAGGTAACGGAGGTGCTTTAAGTCCTACTGATGACGAAACTATTAACTACTTAGTCTTTAGTGGAAAGATGCTTCTTCAACCTATTCAATACGAAAGCGGACAAGAGTATTCAAATAGGAATAACAACTACGGAATTATATTGGCAAACGGAGCAGACAAAACAGAAGGTGTTCACGCTAACGTACCTCGCTACGACAAAGGCGGACTTTTTGTTCCTAATAACTTAGTAAGTTCTGATTAGAACGAAGAAGGTAGATATTATACGAGAAAGTTTTATAATATAACAAAACCTTCTGATGAATCGGAATCCTATATGATAGCTAATTCACTACAGCCTTGGACTCAAGATAAGTCGGCTCACGGTTATCAA